TCCGATCTGACAGTGCTCCTGCAGATGGTGAGGCTCCGTACACCATCACATACGTTGACCAGCTTCCGACTCTGACTGATCCGTCTTACGCTTAGAGTCAACCAGAAGCTCTCAGAGGTCTTCTAAAGTCATATATGGGTATTTACCCATGTGACGGGATCTAAGTCCTCAGAAGTCTTCTGGGAGCTTCTCAGATACATCTAATAGTCAAAAGGAGAGAATGGCATGTCTAACAAGAGCTACCAGCAGTCGCGTAGGTACAGCAACAATCAGCCACAGCCACAGCAGCAGCATAGGCAGTTGCAGGTTACTCCGATTGCAGACCTCAAGACTTATATGGGAGGACAGATAGTCGAGCTCCCTCCGTTCGCAGAGGGTCAGCCGTTTGTCGTTCGACTTCGTCGTCCGTCTATCCTGTCTCTCATCACTAGTGGCAAGATTCCAAACAGTCTCGTCAAGAAGGCGTCTGAGATGTTCGCAAGTGGGTCTCAGGCGTTTGATGTCTCTGACAACGAGTCTATGCAGGATGTCTTCAAGGTGATTGACGTCTTGTGCAATGCAGCATTCGTGGAGCCGACTTACAAGCAGTTGCTCGAGAATGGCATCGAGCTTACTGACGAGCAGCTAGTTGCCGTGTTCAGCTACACTCAGCAAGGAGTTGACGCACTCAGCTCGTTTCGTGTCAAGTCCTAGGGTGATACGTGTCATAGACATGGCAAGGCAGTTTGACAAGCTGCCATCAGAGATTGTCGGAATTGACTTAGAAGAAGATAGCTACACTGCATGGTGTTTCAATGAGGCCTGCTCGATGATTCTTGACAGGCTAGAGCAAGGGGAGGAGCCCCATTTCAAGAAGGAGTACAGGTCATTCTCAGATCTGTACAAGCAGTTCGAGTAGGAGGTGGGGCTTCATGGCAGCGGATGCAGGTTCTATAGTAGGTAGGTTAGACCTCGACATAAGCGGCTTTCAAAGCAAGCTGAATGAAGCAGCATCCGCTACCAAGAACTCCATGAACTCGATAGAAGAAGCTTCCAAGCATGCTTCAGACAATGTCAAAAAATCCGGCAAGCACATATTCTCTGGCTGGTCTGGGACTCTGGACAAGGCTAAAGACAAGGTAGTTGACGTATTCGGTGACATCTCCACTGCAGCAAAGATAGGGCTAGGAGCAGCAGCAGCAGGAGTAGCTGGCTTCGTAAAGACTTCAGTTGACGCGTACTCAAACTATGAGCAGCTGTCTGGTGGCATTCAGAAGCTATACGGCAACATGGGAATGTCTGTTCAGGAGTATGCCAAGGTCAACAACAAGTCTGTGTCTCAGGTGCAAGATGACTGGGAGCGCAACGAGCGAGCTCAGCAGAAGGTATTCGAGAACGCAAGGCAAGCATACAAGACTGCTGGAATGTCAGCTAATGACTACATGCAGCAAGCCACTACTTTCTCTGCTAAGTTGATTCAAGACCTTGGTGGCAACACCGAGAAGGCAGCGGAAGTAACTGATGTAGCAATCCGAGCAATGTCGGACAACTACAACACCTTTGGTGGAAACATTGAGGACATTCAAAATGCGTTCAATGGCTTCGCCAAGGAAAACTATTCGATGCTTGACAACCTCAAGCTCGGATATGGTGGCACGAAGGAGGAGATGCAGCGTCTGATTTCAGACGCCAACGAGTACGCAGCTTCTATAGGCAAGGCAAGCGACTTGAGCATCGACTCCTTCGCAGACGTGATAGAAGCTATCGAGCTCATTCAGGAGAAGCAGCAGATCGCAGGAACTACAGCTCGCGAGGCTTCTACTACGCTTGAGGGTTCGTTCAACTCTATGAAGGCGTCTTGGACTAACTTCGCAGCTGAGTTTGGCAAGGACAACGCAGACATCGGTGCTAGGACTAAGGAGCTCGTTGACTCTGTAGCTATTTACCTTGGCAACCTTATTCCTCGTATTGGCGAGATTGTAAAGGCTGCATTTGACGAGCTGCCAAAGGTGATAGAGGCAGCCAAGGACAAGCTTCCTGGCCCTGTCAATGCGATAATTGACATCATCGGTGCTCTTGGTCCGGCAGTGATTGGCATTGTTACTGGCATAAGCACTGTAGTAGAGGCTGTCAAGATTGGCAAGAAGATCGAGGAGCTGACTAAGGGCATCAAGGCGATGTTCGCAGTCCTCGACGCAAATCCTGCCATTGCGATAATCGCACTGATTGCAGCAGTCGCAGCAGCTCTGATCACTCTATATACTACGAATGAGGACTTTCGCAATGGTGTCAATGCTTGCTTCAAGAGCATAGCTGATGTTGTCGGTCCTATAATAAGTAAGATAGTAGATGATCTCAAGCAAGCAGCAGACTGGTTCATGAACAACATCTGGCCTACATTGCAAGACATAGGCAGCCAGTTCATTGAGCTAGTCGAAGCCATAGGTGACAGGCTAAGTCAGTTCTTTGACTGGCTAAAGACTACATTCGGCCCATTTGTAGAGTCGGTTGTGGTGCCATTCTTCGAAAATCTGAAGCAGGTAGTCCAGGATGCGTTTAAGACTATCGGTGATGTCGTCAAGACTGCACTTGATATCATCAAGGACATTCTGAAGCTGTTCACTGACGTAGTCAAGGGAGACTGGGGAGCTGTATGGGATGACCTTAAGACTCTAGCCTCTGATGCTTGGAATGGCATTGGAACTGTAATTGGTGACCTTGCTAAGGGCATTGTCGACTTGCTCAAGACTATATTCCAGCCGCTTATTGACTTCTTCACTGGTCTGTGGGATGCTATCACGTCTGGAGTGTCTGATGCTTGGAGCGGCATAAGCCAGTTCTTCTCAGATCTAGGCAATGGCTTTGTGACTTTGTTTACAGAGACTATTCCGAATGCACTTGCTGGCGTGGTGCAAGCTATTGTAGATTGGATTGCCAGTCTTCCTGATCAAGCAGCTCAGGTTGGGTCTCAGTTCTGTGATGCAGTTGCAGACTTCTTCATGAGTCTGCCAGAGCGCATAGGTGAAGTTATTGGCTTGATAATCGGTGTAGTAATCGGTTTGCCAGTTGCGCTAGCAGTCTTGGCAATTCAGGTCGGGTCTGACTTCTGTGATGCTGTAGTCAACTTCTTCAATCAGTTGCCTGGAAAGATACAAGGCTTCCTGAGCACCATAATTTCAAACGTTGGTTCTTGGGTTACTCAGATGGCGTCAAATGCCCAGCAAGCTGGATCGCAGTTCATTAACAATGTGATAAACTTCTTCCAGCAATTGCCAGGAAATATACAAAGCTTCTTGAGCACCATCATTTCCAACGTCGGCTCGTGGGTCACTCATATGGCAAGCAAGGCGATGGAAGCTGGATCGAAGTTCTTGCAGAACATCATCAGCTTCTTTCAGCAGCTGCCTGGAAAGATTTCTAGCTTTGCAAGCAGTGCATTGTCTGCCATATCTAGTTTCCCGTCTGACCTTGCTAACATTGCAAGGGACGCAGCTCAGCAGTTCTTGAACAACATCAGAAATGGTCTGAACAATGCGGTTGACTTCGTACGCAGCATTCCTGGTCGAATACGTGATGCACTTGGAGACCTTGGCAGTCTTCTCTATAGCGCCGGTAGCTCTATAATGGACGGCTTCCTAAGGGGTATTCGTAGAGGCTTCGATGCGGTGAAGGACTTCGTCGGAGGAATCGCAGATTGGATCAAGTCTCACAAGGGACCTGAGCAATACGACAAGCAGTTGCTGGTTGAGAATGGTGGTTGGATCATTCAAGGTCTTGACAAGGGCTTGGAGAAGAGCTTCCAGAATACGGAGAAGAAAGTCTCCAAGTATGGTGAGAGGCTGCAAGACGCATTTGGCAACTTCAGCGACAAGACAAGCAAGCTTGGCTCCATGGCAATGCAGGTCAATGTTCCTGACAAGTTTGAAATCAACAATCCGATGGCGCCTAGCAGCGTGATTGACTATGACCTGCTGGCTGAGAAGATGACAGACGTGCTTCGTGATGCACCAATTCAGCCACAGGTTGACGTAAACATGGAAGACGGAGACGTCTACATGGATGGCGAGCGTGTTGGTCGCAAGGTAGCTCCGGTAGTTTCTAGGGTGCAAGCAAAGAAGGTGAAGGTCAGTGTTTGAAGGTGACGTCTATCAGAACCTTGACAATCTTGGAGGGTTCGTAACATTTGACGGTGTGAACGTGTTTCTCAAGTATGATGCGGATCTGATAGACGTCAGCCTTGACGCTGGCAGTGTCAGTACTACAGCTCAAAGATCTACTGGCAAGTCTAGTTTCAGACTGTATGACTTTGACTTCAAAGCCGGAAAGATGAAGCTTAGGTTTTACGTCCACGGGTTCACGAATGACGATGCGCTCAAGAACTCCAACATGCTTGTTCGTGCAGCAAAAGATCCAGTAATAAAGTTTGTTGATGACGAGCCTGGCTTCGAGTATGCTACTTTGCTTAGCTCGTATTCGATAGAGTACACCAAAGTTCCATGGTTCTATCTGGTCGAGATAGAGACTAACGCAATTCGCAGGATGAAGCTGAGGACAGTCAAGGCTTCTGGAACTAGCATCAAGTTTGACAATCCTGGGTCTGTGAACTCAGGAGCAAGAGTAAGCATTACGTCTTCTACTAGCATTACAAACGTTCCAGTCAGTCTTAACAGTGGTGACTCAGATGTTGGCAACTCGATTGTCGTAGCTTCAATGACATCTGGATTGTCTTTCACTATAGATGGCATTGATGGCAATGTGATTGATCAGAATGGTGTAAACAGGATTCTTCAGACAGATTTGACTCGCTTTCCGAAGGTGAGGCCAGGTGAGAACACGTTCACAAGCACGCAGCCTCTATCATGGACTGTGCAATACTATCCGACTTTCGAGATCTAGTTAGGAGGCAGAGATGCTGGTACTTCAGGAGCTTTCAGATGCAAGTGCGTTGCACACTTTGGACATTCCAGACGATGACTGGTATGTGGCTCACATGTACAATGGCTTTGACACGCTTCAGTTCGAGCTTCCAGTAGACTCTGCTTACTACCCGTTTGTTCATGAAGAGTGCAAGGTTACTTTCATAGGCTCTCGAGACCGTGACATGCGTTTCATTATCAAGAACATTGACGAGCATTCAGACTTCGTCACCATTGACTGTGACATTGACTTGGATGACTGGGAAAGCAAGATATTTGAGTCTTTCAGGGTCACAGACTCGACACTTGACAATGTGCTCGGAATGATCCTTCCAGACGGATGGTCTAAGAGCGGAACTGATAAGTACACGAAGCGGACTACAGTAGAAGACACCGAGGGAAAGCCAATTTACGCCTGCACTCCTCTTGAAGTGCTTGACCATGTCACCAAAGCTTATGGTTGCGTGTTCAACTTTGACAATCTGAACAAGACGATATACGTGGTGAATCCTGATGACGAGAAGCCGTCTGGCGAGTACGTGAGTGACGAGTTGAACTTGACGTCTCGCCCAGGCTTCGTTGGCAACTCGTCTAACTTTGCTACTCGAATCTACGCGTATGGAAAGCGAGATGATGAGGGCAACAATCCTCTTACATTTGCAGACATAAATGGTGGCAAGGAATACGTAGAGGACTTTAGCTATTCTGACAAAGTCATATGTGTTGGCTGGAATGATGAGCGGTACACCGTGAAGCAGGATCTGCTTGACGCAGCAAAAGCAAAGTTGGCTAGCATCTCGAAGCCAACTCGCTCGTATTCTTGCAAAGTAGCTCAGCTTAACTACAACGTGTGGATGTATCGAGTTGTTACGTTGCTTGACACAGTTCGCAACATTCGAGTAGATCATCAAGTTGTAGAATGGCATGAGCGTGCGAATCCAGCATATGACGAGGTTGTTCTCAGTGCTGTGCAGCCGTCGATAGAGAAGCTTGTGCAGCATAGCATTGACAACAGTCCTGAGAAGATGCGTGAGGAGATAGTCAGCGCATACACTCAGTCAATTCAGAAAGCTACTAAAGCAATAATTGGATCATATGGTGGATACTTCAAGTGGATTCTAGATGCAGATGGCAATCCAATGGAGCTTGTCAATCTGGCTGATTCTACTGACATCAACAGTGCTCAGCATGTGTGGCGGTGGAACAAAGCTGGACTTGGTCATTCTAACTCAGGCTATAATGGCACGTACGACTTGGCAATGCTATCTGATGGTTCGATAAACGCGTCGATGATGACAGTAGGAATAATCAGAGGAGGCAATTCGTTTTGGAACTTGAACACAGGCGAGCTTAGTCTCTGGGGTGAGTTCAGAGCAAGTTATGTTGACAAGTCAAATGGCAACTACACTCAGACATTGCACATCAAGCCAGACTATCAGACGTATTCCAACAGCAATCCAGACATTACGTTTGAGGGACCAGCTTTGGTCTTCGAATCAAGCGATGAGTACAAAAGTGCAGTGATTCATCGTGCAATTTCTCAGATGCATGATGGCAGCAGGAACTATGGCATTTCTAACGTAGAGATAATTGGTGGTGTTAAGAAGCAACATGACCCAGGTGGATACTTGAGGGTCGGTTCAAAGCTTGATGATTCTGGCAAGCTATACGGTGAGGGCTATCTTACTGCTTCATCAGATTATCTTAGTCAGAGTGATGAGTACGATGCGTACTTTTCAGCATATGCTTACGGTGATCATTCGAAAACAAGTGTTGAGTCAATAGCTAAAGATCCAAATGGTGAAGTAGGAATGATAGCTAACATATCTGATGGCAACTTGTATCTTGGTGGCTATCTTAGTGGCATAAATAACAGAGCTACATTTTCTACTGTAGTCTGGCTTAGCGCTCAGACAGCCAAGGAGTTCACAACTTCTACTTTCAATGCTACGACTGCTAGTCCAGCTAAGTATGGAACATACATTCCATTTTGCACTGTAGACAGCTACCTTGAAGATTCAAAGTACATCATTGGCACCACTTCTGATCATTCTGCTAGTGGATGGAGAGGGTGGACTGGAACATTCCCGCATTCATTTGTCTCTGCTGTGAATGCAAATTGGAGTACGGACTCAAGCACAGGAGTAGTATCAAATCTTTCTATTAACGTAGAGTCTAAGAATCTTTTCAATTCATTCGTCTATCTGTTCTATACGATTGGCATTCTTTACCGTTCCTAGAAAGGAGTCAAGATGAGGTCTGAGAGGTTCAAATATGACGGAACTAATTACGGTGTAGACATCATTCTTGATGCTGACGAACTTAGCGATGATATGAAGCAGAAAATAGAAGCTCAGTCGAAAGGTACTGTGATCGAAGGGGTGTCAGTAGCAGCAAATGTAACTGAGTCTGGTCCTTCTATTGGTGACACGCATTACCTCATTCCAGAAGGTGCACTAGCTTCGTATAAGCAGTTGCTTGGGACGAGTTCAGACCGGGAGACAATACAGTACATCATGTACATCAGGGAGCATGGCGAGCCTGAAGTTCAAGCTGATGGAACGAATGCATGGACTAGTGCATATGAAGAAGTAGAGAGCAAGCTGGCACTTAGAGCTTCTACAAATGAAGCTGCCAAAGTAGAGTCTCAGCAAAACGAGCTTCAGAATATAGATGCAAGCATTGACGAGCAAAATAGAAAGCTAGAAGAAAAGACTGAAGTAGTTGCCAGCAATGCTAATAGAGCAATTAGCAGGATTTCACGAGCAAAGTTGAAAGCTTCGACAAACCTTCTTTCTACTAGTAGTTCTAAGCCTACTGGAATCGATAAGACTAGATCGATGCTCGGTCTTCCTTCTAGAAATATAAGCAAGATGGCTAAGGTGAGGCTGATGAGAGTGGCTTCAGCAAATGCTCTTGCATCAGAAAGCAGCTCAGAAGTCAAGAGTGACAACACGTTCTATGACATTCCAGATGACATCTTGAGTACGTTTGATCAAGACAATGTAAGCAAAGCAAATGACAACTTCTTAGATAGTTTGAAACCAAGGTGGTGACTTAGATGGCTAAGACTTTCAGCTTTGATTTGGACATGAACAAAGGCGAGCGTAGTGATCAGATTGTCTATGGGCGAGCAGGTGACAAGCAGTCTGTGAACATCGTAGCTAATCTGAAGCTTGATGGTGCTACATGGACTCCACCTTCTGGCGACGTGAATGCATACTTTGAGTGCATCACAGGAGACAACAAGTCTATTCGAGTGAAAGCTACTTTGTCAGACTCGACTGTGAGTGTGAGTCTTCCTACTGACGTCTACTCGTTCTTTGGCATCGTGTCTAACGCATACTTCAGGATTGAAGTAGGTTCAGCAGATTCTCCAACTTATGTAGAGTCTTCAGCTTCTTTCAGTGTCTACATCTTTGGATCAGTTGACACAGCTTACACTGCTTTCGAGAACTCAGCTGATCTTGTCAATTGGCGTAAGCTTAATGCTACGTTGAATGAAATAATAAATCAGGCTAATGCTTCAGTCAATGCTGCAACAAAAGCTTTCAATGAGCAACTTTCTGACAACAAGTCTCGCATTGATCAAGCAGTGAGTGGAGCTAGTCAGGTGATTGACGAAGCCGACTCTTTGAGGAGAGGAGGGCTTGCTAAGCCGCTTGCAGTAAGTGACGGTGGCACCGGTTCTGACAATGCAGCTCAAGCTCGCAGCAACCTTGGAATTATTAGCATGCCAGCAGATCCTCTTCCGGTGGCAAACGGAGGAACTGGAGCAGACAACGCAGCTCAAGCTTGCAGCAATCTTGGAATTTCAAAGAGTGCATTGTCTGGTGACTATAATGATTTGACGAACAAGCCTAGATTGTTCAGTGGTGACTACAATGACTTGACGAATAAGCCTAAACTGTTCAGTGGTGACTACAATGACTTGACTAACAAGCCTGCAATTCCAGCTACTCCTATCAGTGTAGAAAATGGAGGAACAGGCAACAGTACAGGAAATGCAGTTAGTTCTACAAAGCTTGCTACAGCAAGGAATATCAAGGTAGATCTTGGTTCAATTGCAGCAGCATCTTTTGACGGCACAGCTAACGTAACTCCTGGTGTGAGTGGAATTCTTGGCATAGCTAATGGCGGAACGGGCGCGACGTCAATAGACGCAGCGCGTAGGAACCTCCATATATCGCAGGGCTCGAAGGTGTGCCAAGGCCACGGCACGCCGTGGGTGACGCTCTTCGAGTCGTGGGAGGAGTTCCAGGCGGCGACCGGCTGCTACAACTCGGGCACGCCGACGCTCGTCACCATGAATGGGGACTGGAGCGCATTCGACGGTTTACTGAGCGGCTGCGAAATCAAAGGTGGGGATGCGGTGTACGTCATGGCGCAAACCCAGAACGGTATTCCCAACATCTCAAGCACTCAGAGCCTGCGCATCAACTGGATCTGCATCTGGTAGGGGGCGGCGGGGACGGACTAGGGAAAGGAAGAATCATGCAGGACACAATCAGGGACTGGGCGAGGGCGGCAGCCGTCCGCGCCGTCAAGACCGCCGCACAGGCGGCAATCGCGGCCATCGGGGCCACCACCACAATGGGCGGCGTGGACTGGCGCGTGGTCGGCTCCACGTCGCTCCTGGCGGCAGTCCTCTCGGTGCTCACCAGCCTGGCGGGCATCCCAGAGGTGGGCGGCGGAGCGAGCGTGGGAAAGCTAGGCGGCGGTGCGGATGGCACGGACTAGCGCCCCGCGCTGCCCGCTCTGCGGGGCGGAGATGCGCGAGGAGCGCGGCATGGAGCGCGAGAACGCGGGCATCACGCAGCGCTGGTGGATGTGCCCGAGGTGCCTGCACCGGAAGACGACAGTAGAGTACGAGGAGGAGTACAATGGACGAGACAAAAAATAGCGATGGCGTTGATGGACTGGACGCGGACGGGAGGGGCGATGATGACTACGAGTAGCCTATGTTCCTACGTGAACCTCACAAGCAATTGCAGCTCCAGGTATGGCAACGCCATCACGAAGCTCACCCCGCACTACATGGCTGGGAACCTCACGGCGCAGGCTTGCACCCAGCTTTTCAAGAACACGAGCAGAAAGGCAAGCTCCAACTATTGCATCGGGTCCGACGGGGCGATCGCGCAGAGCGTGGACGAGGACATGAGGGCCTGGACCTCTAGCAGCGCGTGGAACGACAGACAGGCGATTACCGTCGAGGTTGCCAACATTGACAACGTGACTGGTGAGGTCACTAGCGCCGCGTGGAACGCGCTCGTGGCCCTGGCGGTGGACGTGTGCCAGCGCTACGGCTTCAGGCTGGAGTACACCGGGGACCGAAACGGATCTCTCACAGAGCATCGAATGTTTGCTGCGACCGATTGCCCAGGCCCCTATCTACATGACCGTATGCAGCAGTTGGCGGACGAGGTAAATGCACAGTTGGACGGCAAGGAATACACATACGTCCCGCCCGCGGGTGAGGCGTCGAACAACGACGGCATGATGGACTTCCCGCAATCGCCGCTGGCCTATGACGGATATTTCGGACCTCTCACGGTAAAGCAGGTGCAGTGGTGCGTGAGGATCAAGGGCTACTACACAGGCTGGGTCGACGGCGACTTCGGGCCGATGACGAAGAGGGCCCTCCAGTCCTACCTCATAGACCTCGGCTGCTACTCGGGATGGATTGACGGGTACTTCGGCCCCCTCAGCACGAAGGCCCTGCAGACGCACCTGCGTAACGTCGGCACCTATTGGACCGACGGATACGGCTGGTGCGACATCGACGGGTCCTGGGGCAGGCTCACCACGATCGCTCTGCAGCGCGCCATAAACGGAAACCTCCTCTAGCACCCCCGCCGCCGTGGAGTGCCCTGCGAGCTAGCGGGGGATTGGCACCGAATCGCGCCACGCGTGGCCGAATTGGTGTCGAAATCGCGCAAAACCGGCCACGATTTTCCGAAGTCAAGTCAAACCGCAAGCAAAGACGCCCTCGCCCTTCGGGGCGTGGGCACATCTGGATTGGAGGTGCAGAAGAAGATGGGGCAATGCATATACAGGGGAACGACCCCGAGCATCACGCTCAATCTCACTGACGTTGACATGTCGGACGCGAGCATCTGGCCAACGGTGATCGTCACGGTCGAGAACGGAAGCAGCACTTTTGACGTGACGCGCGACAAGCTCGCAATCGCGAAGACGGACGCGGGCTGCGCTGTGACCTTCGAGCTCACGCAGGCGCAGACGCTCGCCATGGACTGGCTGAGGCCGACGCTCGTGCAGCTCCGCGCCCGCGACGCGGACGGCTACGCGATAGCGTCCGAGGTGGCCTCCGTCGACGTGCGCGACGTGATCAAAGGGGGCGAGATATGACGGCGGCGGGGGACGGCGCCGTCCGCATGCGGCTCCGCGTCGGGGCGTCCATCGGCGTCACCGTGGGCGTCGGCACGGTGCTCTGTGGCGGCGCGGCGCGCTATGAGGGGCCGTACGTGGTGACGCCGCGTGTCGAGGCGCAGAGCCTCGCCACCAAGGACAGGCTCATGTACGAGGACGTGACGGTCGCCGCCATCCCGGAGTACCTCACCAGCAATTCGGCTGGCGGCTACACATGCAACATAGGATAGGAGCGAAATGGCAACTAACGCAACCATCAACAAGGTCGTGTACGGCGGCAAGACCCTAATCGACCTCACCGCCGACACCGTGACCGCCGACAAGCTGCACGAGGGCATCACGGCGCACGACAAGAGCGGCGCGGTCATCACCGGCACGTCGACGCTGGACTCCGACACCAGCGACGACACCGCCGCCGTGGCCGAGATACTCGCAGGCAAGACCGCGCACGCGCGCGGCGCGCTGCTCACCGGCACCATGCCCAACAGGGGGGCGGCGACCGTCACCGTCTCCGACGCCTCCGGCACGACCATCCCGCAAGGCTACTACGACGGCTCGGGCAAGGCGGCCATCGACTCGGCCAGCAAGGCCGCCCTCGTCGCGGGAAACCTCAAGCAGGGCGTCAAGATCCTCGGCGTCACGGGCATCTACGCAGGCGAGGCGGCCAAGCTCCAGGCCAAGAGCGTCACGCCTTCCACGTCGGCACAGACCATCACGGCTGACACGGGGTATGATGCGCTCTCGTCCGTCTCTGTCGCAGCAATCCCATACACCGAGACTGACAATTCGGCGGGAGGTAAGACCGCCACGATCGCGGTGGTGTAGCACATGGCAATCAGCAAAGTCATCTACGCCGGACGGACCCTCGTTGACCTGACCTCTGATACCGTCGACGCGGCGCACCTTGTGAAGGGATACACCGCGCACGGCGCTGACGGCGAGGCCGTCACTGGCACGCACGAGGAGGCGTGGTCGACGGGGGTCGCGGAGTACGACCAGCAGACCGCCGCCGTGACAGCTTACCTCGCGGCCACGTCCGACTACACGGACGCCAACCGCGCGACGACGAGCCATGCGGACCTGCTCCCCTCTGGCGGCGACACCTGCGCGGGGCTCGACATCGCCGCCCCGGACGGCACCGCCAAGGTGGTGGTCACGCGCGAGGACGGCTCGGAGGGAGCCGCGACGTATGCGCCGAGCGGGGGCAAGGCTACCATATACAACCTTGCGCCGGGGGCCACCTACTCATACCGCTGCATGGCCAAGGACGGCAGCCTCCTCGCGGGCGGGCTCGTCCGGGCCAAGGCCGGGGTGAGGCTCCTGCGCATGGCGTCGCTGCGCAACGTCCGCGACCTCGGCGGGTGGGCGTGCGACGGCGGCACCGTGAGGCACGGCCTGCTCCTACGAGGCCCCGCGCCCGAATCGGCCCCGGCCGCAGACGTGGCGGAGCTCCACGACCGGATGCGCGTCCGCATCGAGGTCGACCTGCGCGGAAGCGACGAGGTGCCTTACACGACCTCGGCCATCGGGTCCGACGTGGAATACCGCGACATAGACGTGCCGTGGTACGGTGACGGCCTCCGGAAGGACGAGCACATACCCGACTACGCCGAGGCCGTGCGCACGTGCATGCGCGCCGCCGCCTACGGCACCACCACCTACATCCACTGCTCCGCCGGCGCCGACAGGACCGCCATGATATGCGCCATGCTGGAGGCCGTGCTGGGGGTCTCGGAGGCCGACATCGACCGGGACTACGAGCTCACGTGCCTCTCCGGCTCCGACAGGAGGCGGACGCGCGCCGACTGGACGGGCTTCGTGGCCAAGATGCACGGCGCATACCCGTCGGCCTCGCTGACGGCCGCCACCATAGCCTGGCTGGTCAAGACCGGAGGCGTGGACAACGCCCTCGTGAACCTGTTCCGCTCGAACGCCTCGACGGGTGGCGCGGGAGAGGTTAATGTCGCAAGGATAACCAAGCAGCCGAAAGACGTCACCGTCAAGCCTGGGGAAGACGTCGAGGAATCGGTGGATGCGTCCGGAGACGGGCTCACGTACCTCTGGGAGTTCCGCACGTCGGCGAGCGGCGCCTGGGCCAGCGTCGCGGCGCTTGGGATGGCCGCGACCTATGACAACTTCACGATAAAGGGCTTCGCGGTGACGGCAGACGTCGATGGCTGGCAGGTGCGCTGCACGGTCACAGACTCGTACGGCACGAGCGAGGTGTCGAAGACGGCCACGCTCCACGTGGTCACGACATACTACTTTGTGAGCCAGAAGCTCTCGCACGCAACGTCAAGCAACTCTGCGACGTCCGTAGACAAGAACGGCTCCTATTCCGCCACCATCACGCCAGACACAGGTTATGCGACGCCCACAATCACGGTGACGATGGGCGGTGCAGATATCACCTCAAGCGCGGTCTCTGGCTCCACAATCAGCATCGCATCGGTTACTGGAGACGTAGTTATCACTGCAACGGCAGCAAGGTTGAGCAACCTCATCGCGATATCGACGGACGCAGCTGGAAACACATTCGGCACTAACGGCATAAAGTCTGGCGCTAGGCTAGGCTCAGGCGGCGAGTCGGCGTCAAATGTGCATACCGTATACGCTGACGGGACGATAGACACCATTTCATGCACTGGCTTCATGCCCATCGAGCTTGGCAAGCGCATCAATTTCGAGCATTGCAACCTGATATACAACACGAGCGGAGTCAATGCCTGGCCAGTGTACGTCATGTTCTACGACGAGAGCCACAATCATATTGGCGCAACGGGCACTCCGCCCGAATACTTCGCAAACAGAAAAAACTTCAAGCCATCTACCGCAGACTGGGGCGGCAAGGCCATAGCTAAAGTTGCCGACGTTACCTTTAGCGGGCAATTCAGGGAGCTTCTGTCTATGACGATTGATGCTGCTGATTCGGCCATAACGAGCGCTGCGAAGTACGTCCGAATCAGCGCATACGGGCTTGGCCCGGACAGTCGTGTGTGGCTGACCGATGAATAAGTTGATTGTTTACAAGATGCTGACTCTGTGATATAATAATTTATACAGAGTCTTCAGAAGAAGGAGGTGTGCATATGAGGGAGTCTGAGATAGAAAGTATGAATCTAGAGCAAAAAGCTGCAGTTATTTGCAATGCTGGCATCGATCCAGATGATGTGAAGCTCGTAGATTATGACAAAGTTCTTGCTACTGTTCCAGAAGAGCGTACATGCAAGTATGTAAATGACATTCGTGTAGGAACAATTGTAGCTTATCGTCAGTCTGACTTCACTGTCAAGTCTGCAAAGGTAGTTCGTAAGTCTACAAAGAATCGTAAGCTTATGGTTCAGATGAAGTTTGGCATGGAGAAACTGATTGACTTTGACGATGTTATCTGGGTGAAGACTACAGAGCGTTGGCCAAAGTGGGTGTTCAATCTTCTAAAAGGAGCAGCAGATGAAGCAGAAGCTAAGTGAGCAAGAAGCTCAAGCAAAGATCAAGAAGTTCTTTGACATGAAGAAGCGCAAGGCGAAGATTGACTCTGAGTTTAATGCAGCTAAGAAGAGCTTCTATGACATGATGAATGTATTCGTAGATGACTACGGTGATAGTAATTCTTACTGGTTCACCGACGATTCCGATTCTTTCTGGAAGCTTACTCGCTCAACTCCAGTAAAAGTCGAGTTTGATGTCGATGCACTTCAGAAGAAGTTGGGCAAGAAGCTTTTTTCGCAGGTTGTTAGCACCACTGCTACAATTGATGACCTCAATGGTCTGATTGCATATTTGAAGCAGTTCGGAGTTGATCCGAAGGTGTTCAAGTCTTTCATCACAGTTCACAAAGATATAGACAAGGCTGCGCTTGACCAGCTTGAAGCTCTTGGTCAAATTGACAAAGAGGACCTTGTCGGAACTTTTGAAGTCAAGGTCGGCAAGCCTTCTTTCCGTGTTACGATGCGAGAGAAGGAGAAAGACAATGGCTCAAAGTAGGGTGTATGTCGGCATAATTCAGCCTTTAGACTATACGCCATTCGAAGGCGACGATGGCAAGGCAATATTTGCAAAGGGGCTTGAAGAAGCAGGAGAAGTTTTTGAAGCTTGGAAAGTGGTGCGAGACACAAAAGATAGCTTCAAGAAGAACAGAGCTCGTGAGCATCTGAAGACTGAAGTTGCAGACTTGTTCATGTGTGCAACTGATTGCTGTGCCGCAATGGGAATCAATGATGCTACTTCAATCATTCGAGATTGTGAGCAGAAGCAGATAGAGTGGGGAAGAATCTCCACTGGTGGTGTTGATGAATGCTAGCAAAGGTGAGTCACTGACACCAGGTCAGGAGCTAGCTTCGGTGCTTCTATACTATGGAATGATTGATCATGTCGAGTCAAGAGTAGAGAAGATAGTTTGTCCATTTCATGCTGACAGGAATCCAAGCATGAAAGTTGACTTTGACTCAGGTGACTTCTATTGCTTTGGTTGCGGTGCAAGAGGCAATGCAAAAGACTTTGTAAAGCGGTACGAGAAGCTTAACAGAAGCTTAGATGACTTGGAATGCGAAGTAAAGTACAGAAGGATCATTAAAGGAACTGACGAGCATGAGGTGCCTAAGTTCATAGATAGGCCACCAGAAGCAACCAGGAGACTTCAGAGGTCACTTTACGATGAAGCCTATATGTATTACCATGGATTAAGGACAGTTGATTGGAAGTCACCTCAGTATCCAGAGGAACTGGAGATGCTAGAGTACATGGAGTCACGAGGGTTCAAAGCTGAGACGCTGAACGAAGTCAAAGCTAAGGTGACGTATCGTGATCCGTACCAGCTTATATTTCCAGTCATGGACAATGGGAAGTTCAAAGGCTGGGTGTCTCGCACTTCAGACAAAGAAGTAGCTTCATATCGTAAGTATCTCTACAACACCGGGTTCAAGAAAGCACTTTGCTTAGTTGGCAATTATGGGTGCTTTGGAAACGAGCTTGACACGTATGTTGTAGTGGTAGAGGGGTACATGGACAGATTGAAGCTGCTTCAACTTGGTGTAAAGAATGTAGTCGCTCTATTTGGTTGGAAGATGTCACAAAATCAGGAGCAAAAGCTCAGAGATTGTGGTATAATCAATATTGTCAGTGCATTAGACAATGACGAGTGCGGCAGAAAGGGGACCGCATGGTTACGTGAGAGGAAGTTCAATGTCACTAGGTTCTGCTATCTGAAAGGCATAAAGGACCCAGGAGACATGGACGCAAGTAACTTCAAGAAGATGTGGGCAAAGACGATGCAGGAGTATCGTCAGAATGTTAGGAGTTGACTATGGGACTTCTGGACGACATTAAGAATGACGTCAAGCGTAGCGGTAGCAACAAGTCTAAGCTGGTGTTCTTCCGAGAGGGCACCAAGAAGCGCATTCGTTTTCTTCAGGACCTTGAGGACGGATACGAAGTTGACATTCATGGCAACTGGGATGAGGGTCTCACAGCAGTATGTGGCAAGGAGTACGGGCAGGACTGCAAGTACTGTGACAAGAATGAGGAGCTTGCAGAGGACGACGAAGATCCAAAGTACGACACCAAGACTAACTACGTCTGGTCTGTGTACGACTATGACACCAACAATGTCGAGCTCATGGTGTTCAAGGTCAACAGGTGCTCCCCGATCCCGCCACTTGTCGCCATGTACGAGAACTACGGCACTCTCACTGACCGTGACTACGTTATCACACAAGTCGGCAAAGGCGTTACGAAGAGCTTCACGGTCATTCCGCAAGACAAGTCGAAGTTCAGGAATGCAAAGGCGAAGCCTTACTCCAAGCAAGCGATGCTCAAGATTCTCCTCGAAGCATATCCTGACACAAAGACATGGGAAGGCAAGGGCAAGCTTAAGAAGCGTGTTGACGAGCCTGTCGAGGATGACTCAGACTATGATGGCGATCTTGGAGAGGACTATTCTTCGATGAAGCCAGTCGAGCTCTTCAAGTTGTGCAATGAACGTAAGATAGAGGCAGAGAAGAAGAAGCCGAAGCAGTACTACATCAATCTTCTTGAGGAGTGGGACAAGGCTCAGGAAGACTGGGGTGACGATGATTCTGACGAAGATGGTGACGACTGGGGCGATGAAGAAGACGAGTGGGAGGACGAGCGATGAGCGAGAAGAAGCAGGCGCGCCTCGTGAAGCGCGGGCGCGACATCATCACCAGAGCGCCATATGAGATATGGGACGTGGGCGACGGGCGCGGGATATACGTGGACTTCTACGAGGAGGCTGATACCAAGGCGTTCCCCGTCGACATGAGCAGCCTCATGGTTGACGGTGGAGAGCTGCGCAGCTGGCCTTATAACGCCATTGGCGGCAAGGCCATACGAGACCTAGGCTATGAGCTAGTGGAGGAGGACGAGTAATGAGCTACGATTCCTGCAAGACGTTTAACCAGCTGTTCAATGAGCAGCTTGACAAT